CTCGGTCTAACAACACGAGGTCTTCTGTACGGTCTAGCCACTAATTGTTACTTTTTCGGGAACCCACGCTTCATATTAGCGTAAGCCTTATCACTGACTGTAGATTCACTTTTACTTCTACTGATGCCTAAAGCTTTACGTTTTCGCATGTTCTCATAAAGTCCGGGTCTTTTACTTTTTCTTTTCATCTCTGTACTAACACCTCCATCATACGATCTAATTTACTGTGAACTTCTTTAAGTGCTTCTTCTACCTTAGCGATCCGTGCTTCAACAGCTCTATCTCTTTCCCGTTGAGCAGCTAACTCCACCTCTATCTTAGTCATTCTTTTCTCACCGATGTCTAAGCGTTCTAGTAAACGTTTAATAATCCACCCGATAACGCCAAGAGCTATAGCTAAACCAGTGTTAAGAAAACTAGATAGGGAGTCGATCATCGTTATGTAGCTGATATAGTTGTTCCTAATGCTACTCTCTTAAAAGAAGAACCATCGTGTACGGCTAAACAAGGAGAACCGCTATCTCCATCTGATACATAAGCAATCATGCCGTCTTCAGCAGTAAAACCCGTTTCAGCAGCTTGCAATTCGGCAACCGTAATCGGGTAAATTCTAGCAACACCACCCGGACTAGTAGACCCTTTAGGTAAAAGTTGTAAAATAGTTACTCTAGGAGTGCCAGCATCTTTAATAGAACCTATACTAAAAGCACCATCAGAACTACTTAAATTATATATACCATTATCAGTACCTGTAGTAGATGTATCATTTAATTGTACAACTGCCCCAGCAGAACCTTTTAAAACAGCAACTGGGTTGTTGTCATTACTGTCTTCAATTAGTATATCCCCGTCCACTTCTAACTTAGCAGCCCCGCTGTTTACTTTACCTATACCGACTTTACCTGTAGCTGTAACATTAAAGTTAGTATCAGTAGTACTTATCTTATCAGAAGTAACAGCACCTGCGGCTATAACCGTAGCACCATCTCCTGTAGAAGTAACATCACCAGTGTGATTGGGGTGCGTGTAGTTATTGGCACCGTCCGCTACATTTAACATAGTACGCACTTCAGTAGCAGATAGCTCTTGTATATCAGAGTTAACACCGTTGTCGTTACCGAGTAATACGTTATTAGCAGCAGCTTCCTGTATCTTACCGTATGTAACTGAGTTATCAGGTAACGCACCAACAGCAACATCCCCAACAACACCATCCACATAGTTCTTAGTAGCAGCATCTTGGTCGGCTGTTGGGTCGCTAACATTAATTATCTTTTTATTCAGAGCATCGAACTGATCGTCCGCACCTGCTTGTACCCGCAGTGATATATCGTTCTGTTCGGCACTCTCTTCAGCAAGATAACGATTGTGCAGGTACGATCTGTCCAGCTCCGATTCAGTTAATACAGAACCATTTTGAAAGTCTACGAGGTCGGTGGCAGGGTCTGATATACGACGTACTCGGACGATCTCTCCACCTGCGGCTGCGGCATTAAGCACGATCCTTTTACTGGGAGATGTTTGTACTGTGTAATCTTCGTCTACACCTATGGTTTGACGTACGCCATCTATAAACACTGCGACGTGTTCGTCTTCTAAGTAATCAAAAGTAAAAGCAAAGTCCGTCTGTCCGGCTGTCGCTGTATAATCTTGGAAAGTGTTAGCCATGATGTTAAGTGTATATTATTAATTATTGAGTGAGAAGAGCAAGTCCTTAGTCATTAACTCTTTGCATTTGAGGGTTGCTTTCTAGTAATTCGTCTAATCCATAATCTTGGAAAATATCTTTATAAGCTTTGGGTGCACCTGTTGAGAAATTTATTTTCTTCTCAATTCTATCCACCATCTGCCTTAAAGTAACACTAGGTCCGTATTTTTCATAATCTGAAGTTCCTTCTTTATTTTTATCAGAAGTATGCAAGAACTCATCTAACCATACAGTACCGTCTTGATTCTCTTTATTATCAATAATTCGGTATACGGTTTCATTATAAGCCTCACCTAATGTTTCATTAAGAATATCTATAGCTTCATTATTTACAGATAAAGGGTCCGCACTTCCCTCTCTACCCTTAGAACCTTCTTCATATAAATCTCGCCACCAAGATTGTTGTATTAAGTTATTAACAGTATCCTTAACCCCAGTCTTTCTAAGTTCCAAAGCAAAACGGTAATGCAAAGACATCCCCGTATTATCTACAAATTTATACATATCTATACCTGTACCATCGCCGAACGAAGTTGGTTTATTTTTTAACTGTCCACGTCCTTCTATGTCTTCCGAATATATGTCATCAAATTCCGTTCTTTCTAATTCAGTATCTGGGGCAAAACGAAAAAATGCTTGTAATAAATTCTTCTGCGATGGCATGTCTTCGCCGAAATGGTCTACCTTTTTATTACCTGTTTTATTGTAACCAATCATTCGGTATAACATTCGGTCTTCTATAGTACCACCTTTAAGCTCATCTATATCTCCGTCACCGAAATAAATTTCTAGTAACTTTCTGATTTGAGCAGGTACTAAACCAAACGATGCTCCCCAGTCGGCTAACACACCCTTCATCATATCGTCGTCTCCACTAAGCACTCGCTCTGCTGATTTTAAACCACCAGCAACTGGAACCTCTTTACCCATTTCAATTAAAGACCGCAAGGCAACATTAAATTCAGTTTGGTCTTTTTGTAATAAAGGTTTACCAGTGTCATCCTCTTCTTCCCTTAATATAGAAACCAAAGCTAAATCGGCTCCTATAGCGAACGGTCCAGAAATAGGTAAAAACTCTTTATATTGCCAACCTAATATACTGTTTGGTTTAGCTTTTGGGTTTTTATGCATAAACTTTTCCCGTTGTTCTTTAGTCATCCAAGATAGTGTACCTACTGATAAACCCATAAGAGCTGTTATATATCCAGCAGCCATCATTCCCGACCCCCATAACGTATCAGTAATAGCGTCTCTGTGATATGCTATCCTCCTACCCTTTAACTCTTTAATCTTTTGTTCGTACTCCTCGTTGGCTTTAGCCAACCTAGCCCTTCGCTCCGGAGTTTGGTCCGGGTGTTCCATGTGCTTTCTATTCTTATCTATTAACCTTTCAAAGTAGTTAATCTTACGGTTATACGGATTTGCGGCTGCTTGTGTAGCTGGGATAAAAGGCAACGAAACTCTCGTAGTCCTCCCTGCACCTCTAGCAACAACTGTAACAATAGGCATTAGTAAGTGCATCAAAGCCCCAGCGGCTGGGTTGTCTTTGTTCTGTCTAATTTTCTTAGCCATCTCTAAAACGGCATCAGCGAACGGTCTAGCTATTTCCCTGTGATCGAGTTCAGCTACATTGGAATCAAATAGTAGTTCTTTATTAATAGTATCTGTAGCTGTGGCATTAATACCTTCATCACTTAGCACATCTATACCGTTATCCTTAGTCCATTTCGAATCGTATAATTGGGCTGCGTATTCGGCTGCTTTCGTAGGATCATTAGGATAAGTGTCGTATGCTATCTTCCACTGCTCTGACATTAACTCTGCCCTAGACAGCTGTCTTCTAAACATTTCATCTATAGGCATAATGCCTCTTAACGGTAGTTTATATATTTCAGTAAACATCCTACCTACAGGCAGGTGGGCTAATATAGAAGCAACACCGCCTTTTCTAATCCCTTCACCTCTAAGCCTTTTGTCCCTAGCTTGCTTCTGAGATAATTCATATAATTTAACAGGGTCTTCAAGAAAGCCTCTTTCCCTAGTAAATTTGTTACGACCCGCCCCTCCAGTGGCACTTTCTAAATCTTTAGCAGTTCTCATAACAGCCCTACCAGTTCCCTTCCAATTGCTAAAACCTTCCTTTAATCCCCAGAAGTTTGCTTTCATTGTTTGGAATGCTGATATATCGCTAGCTTTATAACCTCTAGTAACAATTGTATCAGCAGCGAACTCAGTAAAAGGCTTTACGATCTGTTTAAATGTACTAGTAACACCACCAAGAAAAGAAGCAAATACCGAACTCGTTTGGTAAATCATAGCCATTACACGAGCATTAGCCCACGCCCTTAAAATACTAGCTATCCTACTGTTAACATCATACTTAGCTGATTCTATAATAGCTTTACTTACATCTTCATATATACGTTCATCACGCATAGCGTCTTGTGCTTCATCCAACTCTTTTATAAAAGCACGCATACGGCTGTCAGATTGCCTTATTTGTCTTCTTAGTTCGTCGTTACTTGATATAGGTTTAGGACCAGTAGGCTTAGGTGTTATATGTGCACGGATTTCTGAGACTACACCACGACCTTCCATCTCCGCTTGTCTAGCTAACTGCTCTCTTAATTCTTTTTTCTTTAAAGCTTCAGCCTCTATCTTGTCGTAAAACTTTATTTTTTCTTGATACTCTAAACTTATTGGGTCTGTTTCCTCAAACTTCCTACCAGCTGCTTCATAAGCTCTTTTATCTAAATCCTCGTCATCAAATGCACGCTGCCTTCTAGCTTCTAATCTGTCTTTTAATTTAGCTCTTTTCTTTCTAAGTGCCTCTAACATCTTATCTTCTTGATACTTCGCATCCATTTCCAATCTAGCTCTATCAATATCATCAACACGTTGACGCATATTCCTACGAAGGAAAGCGATCTGCTCATCTAACTCAGCTATAATACCTGCTGATTTTTTAGGTCCAATAGGTTTAGGTGTTACTTCTGCTCTCTGTGCCCCTAGAGGTCCAGTCTCTAATTCAAGCAACCTAGCTCTTTCAGCATATTTTTTCTTTAATGTTATTATCTGCTGCCTAGCTTCTTTATAGTAAGCTATCTTATCCTCCCTCTCTTTAATACGAGGGTCTTTCTCAATAGGTTTTTTAACACCGGGTTCAACAGGTTCTTTAGCAAAGCTTTCTCTTAATTCTTGTAATTCATCATCAAGTTTAGAGATTTGTTTATTGATTTCTTTCTCAGCTTTAGCAGCTTGAAACTCATCAGTCATTTCTAAAGCAGCCTTATCTATTTCTTTTACTCTGCTTCGTATATTACTTTTGAGAAAAGATATATCTTTATTTACCTTCTCTAATTCACCGGGAACTTTAGTTGGTCCTTTAGGTTTAGTTATCTCAGCACGCTGCTGCCCAAGTGGTCCTGTTTCTACTTTTAATAATCTAGCACGCTCCTTATAAGCTTTCTCTAAATTTAAAGCATCCCGCTCATTAGCTTCGTGGAACTTTATTCGATTCTTTAAATCTTCTATCTCAGCATTGACCTCAGCTTTAGCAGCTTTATCTTTTGGTCTTATTTTCTCTAGCTGAAAAGCCCGTGCTCTTAATTCTTTAAGACGTTTTTCTAACTGTGCTTTCTTCTTAGCCTCAGCTTTAGCGACCTTATTAGGGTCTTGTAAAGATATGTCAGAATCAACTACTTGCTTCTGTAACAGTTTCTTTGTTTTGTTATTTACTTTACGGATAGTAGATAAGTATGAAGCAACAGCTTTCTTGTTAGCCCAATCAGGTGCTGGTCCTACTTGCTGTCTAATCTTAGCTATGTCTCCTTCCTCAAGTAATTCTAGGTAAGTTTCTAAGCGGTTCTCTTCTTGTGCTATTTGTTTAGCTTCCCTTTTACCTGTGGCGTAGAAGTCTAATCTCTTTTGTATGTCTATTTCTTGTTCGGACTTCTCTCTAACTTTCTTAGCCTTAGCTTCTGGTTTGAGACCTGCGAACTCTTGTTGTGCTTCTTTTAACTTATCTCTTAACTTAGCTACAATAACTTCCTGTGAAACTTCTTTAGGTTCTTTTTCCGTAGCCTCTCTAAGTTTACGTTTGTAGTCAGCCGTAGCTTTACGATCAAATTGTTCACCTAATGCTTTAAACCTTGGTCTAATGTCTAGTGCATCTTTAATGTTCTTAGATAAATCACCATCTTCAGCGTTCTCTATAGCGTGTCTTAAAGAACCCTCAACTCTTGCCCAAGCCTCATCTTCCTCGATAGCTCTGTTACTTAGTTCATCAGAGTAATCGTACTTGGCGGAGTCCTTACGTTTAGCTTGCGTACCTCTAGCGTGCATTGTATCTAGAGGGTCCATCACTTTCTTATTTAATCTTCTGAGAAAAACAATCTCATCTAAGGCTACTTCTAACGCACGAGTTTCTTTGTTACCGCTATCTCTAAAAGTTTTAATAGCACGGTTAAATGTGCCAAGCGTGTTTTGTACTAACTGACCAGCTTCTCTAGCTATTTCAGGACTGCTTGTTGTTGGGGGCACTCCAGTAGAAAAAGCCTCTTTAATCCTAGCGTATAAACTTTGTAATTGCTTCTCGTTCTCAGGCAGCTCAACTTCTTTCGGCTTCTCAACAGGCTTAGGTTCTGGTACAGGTGCTTCAGCTTCAACTACTTCCTCCGGTTTTTCCGTAGCTTTAGGTGCTTCAGGCTCCTCAGTTACAGTGGGCTTCTTTACCTCTTCTGGGATTGCCGCATCAGGTTCCTCTAAAGCTTTTGGCTCCTCTACTTCGACTGGTTTTACTTCCGGTTCTTCAATTACTTTTTTATCAACAGCTTCTAATTCAGCTTCGGTTAAGGGTTTAGGTTCTTCGATTGGTTTAGGATTAGCTTCCGCTTGGTCTACTTTAGCGTTGGCTTCTTTTATCTCTATAGCCGATTGCTTATTAAGTTCGATAGCCTCTTGAATTGCTCTAAGTTTTTTAGCTAAGTCAGCTTTAGTTTGGTTTTTCGTAGCAACAGCTATACCTCCACCAATTCCAAATTTAACTTCTTTAGGCAGTTCTTCTTCTGTTTTCTTTATCTGATCCTTTACCTGTTGTTCTTCTTTTTTAAGAGTATCATCTATTCTTTCTACAACGGTAACGGCTTGGTTTCTTCCCCATCTACCAGACTGCCTCCAAAAATTAAGCAATGAACCGCCGCCTTTTAAAGCTGTATTCAAAGTACCCCCTATACCAGCTGAAGCGTATGCGTCATACTTATCAAAGTTCTCCCTCTCATTCATCATCAAACCAACTGTTTGCCTGAATGTAGATTCTAAAAGACCCAATGCAGCACCGCTAGCTGTACTTTTTATAGTGTTCTTACCTACTCTTTTTAAAAACTCTTTGGAACCGAACCTCTCACCAAGTGCTGGTTGAACGAACTGAAAGACCTTTCTATTATCAACCATCGTCGTTATCGGAGTAGCGTTAAACAAAGCAGCGGCATATATCTCAGACATATACACAGCATCCTGTAGCCTGTAAGCTTTCTTTATTTCCTGTGCTTGCCAGTTAGCTAACCCACCTATAACCATTTCACCGCCAACTAAACCAGCCCATCCCATAGGAGTAGTCCAACTAGTGGGATTAACTTTCATAGCGGCTCTAGCTTGTCGAATACGATTAAGCCAAATAGATGTTGTTAATATAGTACCTAGTTCAAATGTAGTGGCTGCGGTGTACCCTAACCATTTATCTCTTGCAGTAGGACCCTCCTGAACTCTTTCTTCCTCCTCTAATTTATGGACGATAATATCGCTATCTTCTTCATACGGAGCTGGCGGTCTAAGCTCTGGAGCTAATGTATTATCATCAAAAGATTCCTCAGGCTCTTCAGCTAAAGGAGATGATAGTTGATTATATGTGCCTTCCCTCGCCGCTTTAAGGCGTTCTTCAAAAGTTGTAGCCATAAATTAAAATCTATTAGGACGCATCAATAAGTCTAACTGTACAAGCTTAAAATCATCCCACGTCTTATCTAACCTATACATACCTAAATCGTTAACTTGTTTTAAAGATTCAACTTCTTCTTTAGACAAACTTTCTCCATTTATATCTTTCACCATAACGGTTTCCCATTCTGTAACCTTAGATTCAAGTTCATCAAGGTCTCTAAATAATTTAACGTCGTCACTATCAAGTCCTAATTTTTTTAATATAACAGGAGCCTTAGGATCGTATTCAAAGAAACCATAGTTATAGTAAGACCTTCTAGCTTCGTTTGTTTGTTTCCTCTCCATCATCTGACCACGGTCACGCTCTACCACAGATTGTTTAACTCTATCCATAGTGCCTATATCAACAGCTCTTAATGATGGGTAAAAAATTTCTTCACCTATAACGCCTCCTGTTTTCTTAATAACAGGCTCAGGAGCTTCACGAATTAACTGACCTGTTTTAGGATCAATCATTTCGCTTTGTGTTTCAGGACGCATGTTATATACATCTCTGTGGGCGTTAACAATCCTTTCCCACCTTGCAGCTTCTTCCTCTAGTAATTTATTCTTCTCAGTGGTTAACTCTTTGTTTCTTTTTTCTGGAGGCATATTCATTACCTCGCTCCATTTATCTTTTAATTCCTGTTGTATCCTATCACGAGCACTTCTGCCAAAACCTCTAGCAGTTTCACTTTCAATAAAAACAGAAAACCTTGCAAGCTTTGGTCGACTTCTCAACTCATCTCCGTATACCGCTTCTGCTTTAGGTCTTAACATTTTAGTAACATCAGCTTCCGTATCTTTCCATTGGTCTGTATTGAATATAGCTCCTTTATCGTATACTTCAGCTCCTGCTGCTTTCAAGCTGTCCCAAGGTCTGTAGTTTTTATTCCTCAACCAATCGGTCAATGACACTTGTTTATTCTGACTAGAAGCCCAGTTTCTAAATTCCTCTTCCTCTTTTGCTTTAAAGTCAGCACTAAAGTTTAATGGATTTTGTGGGCGTACGTATAAATCTTCATCTATGTTATTAATGCGTGTAGTGTTTGCTACCCAAAGTAGTTGGGCTTCGTCGGAAGATTCTGGGTCTAACGCTATGTTTGATAATATATTTTTATAAGCAGCTTGTGGATTAGTTGAAGATGCAATCTGATCTACTAAACTTTGAACTTCTTTAGGATTATTTCGTAAAGCTGGGCTTAAACTTTCAATAGTAGTTTTAATAGCCGTTATGTGAGAGTCTTCTAGTTTGCCGTCCCTCTGTAATCCAGATATACCCTCTGATGCTATGTCGTAATAACCAGCGAACAACTGTTGTTTTTTACTGTCGCTAAGTTTGTTATCTTCTTTCCGTGCTTCCTCTAGTTTAGTTATAACACTATTTATTTTTACTTGAGACTCAGTTGATCCAAACACTTTTCTATTATTTACTTTAGCCCCAATCATCGACTGAATAAAAGCTTCGGCGTCTTTATATCTGCCGTTAGTTAGTAAAGTATTGGCTTGTGTTATATAACTATTTAAAAGTATTTTCTGCCTAGTGCCCGGATCAATGATACCAGACTCTTTCATCAGCTCTTCCCTATTCGTTATAAGGTTTTGTAGTTTATCTACGGTCATAGGACCCTGTATTTTTTGAGTAGCAATTCTAAGATCGCTCATTGAGTCCTCATCCTGAGTAGCTTCTATAAATCCTTCCCTATTCTTCTCATACTGAGACATTAACTTTGCTTTTACTTCTGGAATAACTGAGTTCCATAAAGCTTTAGAAGCCAAGCTATCCGCCACATCTCCACCTAAAGCTTCACTTAACGACTCCCATTCTTTGTTGATCGCTTCGTCAATAGCTTGTGATGTTTGTTCTCTCTTCGTGTACTTCTGTACATCTACTAAGGATTCTGCTTGTTGCTGTAAACTAGGAAGCGTAACTGTATTCAAGTGCTGCTTCAATAACACCTGATCGAACTTCTCTTGTTCTCTTTGTTCCTCTTGAAACTGTGCAGCTTGTGCTTTCTCTAGCTCTACATCTCTAGTTAGTTCTTGCTGTCTGATACCTGCATACTGAGTCGTTATCTTTCCTAACTGTTGAAACCCGCTTGCTAAGTCTAACAACTTATTAGTACCAGCTTGACGTTGTGGTATACCAAATTGAAAGCCCGGAAGGTCAACAGGTTTAATGCTAGGAGCTTCTCCTAAGCCTTGTACTTGTACTCTTTGCTTAGTTGTCATTATCTTCCTCTTATTGCAAGTGGACCACGAGCGGGTAATGTATACTGATCTGTGTCAGGCATATAACTAGAAGTTCCCATACCTGTGCCAATGTAAGCCGGATTAGAGGCAAGTTGTAAAGTTTTGTAAGTACTGTAACCGCTTAACGCAGAGCTGCCTACATTTAAAGCAAGACCTAAAGCACTAGGTTTATTGATTGGTTTACTGAGTCCTAGTATTTCTTGTTCAGATGCCATACCTAATTGTTGAAGATTTAATCCGTGACGCAATGCATACAGTTTATCTTGCGATGTAAGTGCAGCTACTTGTCCAGCTTGTTGTCTGATATAGTCATCCATTAAAGCTTGAACTGATAACCCAGATACGCCAGCCTCGCCAGCTGAAACGACAGCCCTAGATACAATAGCTTCACCAGCTTTAGCTACCCTACCTTTTTCTTGAGCTACGGCTTTTTCTTGTTGTTGCCTCTCTAATATAGCCGCAGTCCCTTGCATCTGTGCTTTCTTTTGAGCGGCTGCTATAGATTGTCTTTGAAACTCAGCTTGTTGTTTAGCTTGCTGCCTTTGTCCCATGAACTGCATACCAGAAGATACAGCACCTAGAGCCGCCGAAGTAGCCGCAATACCTAAATTAGTAGCAGCCGCTGTCCCTGCCGTAGCTCCTAACGCTACTCCTATTGCTGGAAAACACATAACAATTACTTCCTCTCTAATATAAATGACAGATAGCCTTCGTACTGACAATCGCTAAACTCTGCACCTAACCACTCCAACCATTTAATACTCAACTTGTTACTACGCATCACATAGTTCGTCAGATAATCAAACCCGTCTAACAAGTCCATCATGCGTTCCGCTGAGTGTTTCAAAAAGAACTTCTTGATCCTTGGTAATCTTCTAGTACCTAATAACCAAGCACTTCCGATATTCGTACCGTTGATAGCAGACACACCAAAAGAACAGTATAAGTTATTCATCTCATCCTTTACACTGTAACACTTGCTGGATGTAGCGTAAGAGAACATAACAGCGTCTCGTGGGTGGTGCATAAGTCCGAGTATCTCTAACATATCTTCTTCCCGCAGGTCTTCGT